GTGGAAATACGTGGTAATGGTGAGCTTGGCTCAATGGCTGAAGATTTCCTTAAAGGTAGACGATGAATTTAGAAAATGTTAAATACAGTGAGTGGTTGATTAACCAGCCACGTCTTCCTGATAAAACATCACAGGAATACAAGCCCTTCTTTGATTTTCATAAGAAGCTGTGCCTAGATGGATTTATAATGGATGGTGTGTTCATCAATCCCTTTCTGTATTGGCATTTGAATTTGTGGCATACAGAAGTGGATGTTATGGATGATAGAGGACGCATCTATCAGAAATATGCCAATCCCTCACTCAGAGACAATGAATGGTTAGTTACAAATGAAATAGACAGAGCCCATGCTGAGAAGCGTGGGTTGGTCATTTTGGGTATTAGACGTTTTGCTAAGTCTGTGCTTGAAGCAAGTTACATTGCTTGGGGTGCTACGTTTGATGAGAACTCACAGAACGTAATTGCTGGCTTGAATGCTCCAGATATAAAGCTTATTACAGACAAGCTTGACAAGGGCCTCAACTTTCTTCCTGAATACTTCAGATGGCAACGTGTAGAAGATAATTGGAAGAATCAGGTGACGTTAGGAATAAAGACAAAGAGTGGAGAGAGAATACCATTCTCTCAAATTCTTATTCGTAACTTAGATGAGGGTAATAATGAAGAAGCTATTGCTGGTACAAAGCCACGAAAGCTCATTATTGATGAGATTGGTAAAGGATCATTCTTAAGAGGCTTACAAGCTGCTGTTCCTGGCTTTACAACACCGTTTGGATGGGGATGTTCTCCTATTCTTACGGGTACAGGGGGTGACATGAAGCGATTTATGGATGCTAAGTCATTGATGTTTGATGTTGAGAATTACAACTTTCTAACATATAACAATGAAGATGATACAAAACGTGTACATGGGCTATTCATTTCTAATAAATATAGAATGGAAGCCAAAGAAGATTCTACGTTAGGAGATTATGTAAAAGCTTCAAAGAATAGTGATCTTCGTAATGTAAAAATGTTAGTGTCTAATGAAGAGAAAGCTGATAGAATCACCACTGAAAACTTAGAAAGATTAAAGAAAGCTGGAGATAGAGTGGCATTTCTAAAAGAGAAGATGTACTATCCACAAAAGGTGGATGACATATTCCTCAACGAAGACACTAACATCTTTGATATAGAAGCTGCTAAGAGACAGAAAACCAGGCTATTACAGAACGAAAGAACAGGAACACCTGTTATATTATTTAATGACGAGGGAAAGATAGGACATGAGTTTACAGACAACATGCCTATAACAAACTTTCCTCTCAAGAGTACAGACAGAAAAGATGCTCCTATAGTGATATATGAATTTCCTATAGAGAATCCTCCCTATGGATTATACGTTGCAGGAGTTGACCCCTACAGACAAGGACAGGCAAAGTATTCAACTTCACTAGGTTCTGTGTATATTTACAAGAGAATGCACGATCTCACTGGTGAAAAATATCAGGATATGTTCGTAGCTTCGTACTGTGCAAGACCTGATAAGAAAGAAACGTGGGAAGAACAGGCTAGATTACTGATTAAATATTACAACGCTAGAGCTCTTTGTGAAAATGATGATATTTCGTTCATTGAATACATGAAAAGCAAAGGTGACGCACACTATCTAGAGAAGCAACCACAATGGTTGTTAGAAGTGATTCCTAACACTACTGTGAAACGAGAGTATGGAATTCACAGATCAGCTCAAAAAATAATTGACTATCTACATACATGTTTGAAGAGATACATGGAAGATGTTATTTATTCTGAGAAAGATGATAGTGGCGTTATAACTAGAGAAGTTACAGGGGTGAGTAAGATATTTGACCCAATGCTTCTTGAAGAGATTATCCAATACAACGATGAGGGAAACTTCGATAGAATTGTAGCAGCGGAACTTGCTATAGCTCAGGCACTTAAGATGGACCCTATACTAGGAAAGATTGGAGGAACTACTGATGAACGAGTTAAATCGTTATATTCAAAAAAAGGAAAGAATAATAAGCTGTTTAGCAGCTCTAAAAATATGTTCAATACGAGGAAAAATAAATTATTTTCATAATGGCAATCATTAGATATACCAAGGACGCAACCATACGATATGCCTATCTTAACATTTTCCCTGATCAATTCAAGACAGAGAAAGAAAAGCAGGATGAGAGTTGGGTGAAAAACACGATGGATTATTTCGCAAACAAGTCGTATGCGGAATACATGAAGAGTCGTGATACATTTGTTAAAAACTATGACTTGGTGAAAGGAATTCTTCGCATGGAAGATTTCTACCAAGAGCCAGATGTAAAATCTTTTACAGAAATCTTACAAGGAGATTTAGGCTTACCAGCATATGTTAAGCACTATTCTATTGTAACCACTCCTATTAATAACCTTGTAGGCGAAATATCTAAGCGTCCAGATACATTTCGTGTAAAGGCATTTGATGATGATAGCCAGTCTGAAGAATTACAATTCAAGACAGATGTGCTACAAGAGTTTATTATCTCTAAAGCCAAAGAAGGCATAATGCAGAAACTAGCTATGCAAGGTCAAGAGATTGACGAAGAGCAGCTAGAACAAATGACAATGGAGCAAGTGAAGGATCAATTAGATTCTTACACATCTGTAGCAGAGAAGTGGGCTAACCACATTCTAACATGCCAGAAAGCAGAATTCAATCTTAAAGAAAAGAGTGAAGATGCATTTAGAGATCTTCTTATTTCTGCCAGAGAGTTCTATCACATCTATGAAGATAACTCCAAACTTGGATTTAACATAGAAGTGGCCAACCCAAAGAACACATGGTTCCTAACAACACCAGATAGAAAATGGATTTCTGATCCAACAGGAAGAAACCAAGGAGCGTATGCTGCTGGTACTGTGCAAGTTATGGAACTTTCTGAAATTATCGAATCCATTCCTGACCTCACTAAAGAAGAGATTGATCACCTAAGAAGCTCATTACAAGACTATGGACTCATCAACGTTCGTGAATCCAATCTTGGTAATCCTAATGCTGCTGATGGTATTGACTCTATTCAATATGACACATTCGATCCTCTTGTTCTTCAGACAAGAATGATGATTGAAAGTGAGATGAAAGAGAACAATGATGGACTAAAAGACTTCCTAGGACTAACAACAAACGTGTCTACATTTGGATACAAATATGTTGTTGTTAGATCATATTGGATTAGCAAGAGAAAGATTGGTAAACTTTCATATCTTGACGAGATGGGTAATGAACAAACCGTTCTTGTGGATGAAAACTACAAATCAAATACTATCCCTACACAAATCTCTCTTGAATGGGGCTGGATTAACCAATGGTATCAAGGAACAAAAATTGGTCCAGACATCTATCACATCAAACCTCTTAAAATCGTAAACTATTGCCCGATTATAGGCACTACGTTTGAGGTGAAGAACACAGAAGCTAAATCACTAGTGGATTTGATGAAGCCGTTCCAGGTGTTGTACAACATTTGTATGAATCAGCTTTATAAGTTGCTAGAAAAGGAAATTGGTAACGTGGCTTCTGTAAACATTAGACGTGTTCCTAGACTAAAAGATGGAGATGATCAAGATGCTCTAGATGTATGGGAAATGGAAGCAAGAGAGCGTGGTATTATATTTGATGATGATAGCCCAGAGAATACAAAGGCTGCTGTCTCTAACACCACCATTGCAAGAAATATAGATTTGACAAGAACAAACGAAATTCAGTCTAGATATAACCTTGCTCTTCAATTAAAGAACGAATGTTGGGAACTTATAGGCATCTCTAGACAGCGTTTAGGAAGCGTACAAGCGAGCGAATCTGCCACAGGTGTCAACACAGCTGTCAGTCAGTCATATGCCCAGACAGAGCCTCTATTCATCGCACACGAGTATGTATTAGGTCAGTTATACCAAGCTATTGTAGATGCAGCACAATATATAGAAAGTGCTAAGCCTATGTCCACCCTATCATATATTACATCTGAAGGAGAATCTGCATTTATACAAGTGAATGGTAATGATTTGAAGCTTCGTGATCTTAAAGTGTTTATTACAAATAGACCAGAGGATACACAAATGTTTAACGAACTTCGTCAGTTATCTCAAGCAGTTATACAGAATGGTGGCACACTATATGATGTAATAGAATTGTATTCTACTAAGTCTATGAGAGAGATGAAGAAGACATTCAAAAATCTCAAGGATCGTCAGCAGATGATGCAAGACCAGCAGATGCAACAACAGCAACAACAGCTTGAGCAACAACAACAAATTGCAGCTGCTCAGCTACAGGCTCAACAACAGCAACAGCAAGAAATGTTGGCTAATCAAAACTATCAGCAAGAACTTGATAGAATTAATAAGAAAGAAATAGCCCTTATTAATGCAGCTGCAAGAGGAGAAGCGGCAACACAAGATGTTGATGAGTCAGGCACTGCTGACATACTAGAGATATCAAACTTGTCTATGCAGCAGTCTAAAGCAGCTCAAGATTATCAATTAAAGATGCAGGACATTCAATCTAAAAACACTCAAGCTATGCAGAAGCTACAACTTGAAAAAGAAAAGATAAATGTTGCTAGAGAGAATATGAAGAATGATGTTGAAGTGGCTAAGATAAATGCTACAAATAGAGCATCTAAAAACAATAAGAAATAATAAAATATGGAAAAATTAACATTAATGCTATACGTGTCAAAAATACAACAATTTTGATTATTCCCTGTTTGATTATTTTACAAACGAAAGTACATTTATATCATACAAACCAATCAAATAATTAACTACATATATGGCAGACAACCTAGACACTCCGTCATTTGGTAACTTCGGTATTGAAGATACTATGGAAATGGGGATAGGTAACACACAGTTGTTGGACGATTTGTTTTCTCCAGAAACTTCTACAGAAGATCCTGATAAGTTAGAAACAATCGTAAAGACAGCAGATGAACCAAAAGCTCCTAAAAAACCAGAAGTATCAAAAGGTAAAGAAGTTGTCCAAAAGCTAGATGGTGAAGAAACCACTCAACAAGATGTTTTAAAAAACTTTCTTGGAGATGACGATGATGAAGAAGAATTAGAAGATGATGTTGTAACACCGCCAACCAAAGCTAAAGCAGAAGCTGAAGATGAGGAAGATGATGTTGCAGAATCACCATTTGTTTCTTTATCAAAGGACCTTTTCAAACTTGGTGTTTTTACACAAGATGATGATGAAGAGGATACAGTTATTGAAACACCAGAACAATTCCTGGAAAAATTCAATGCAGAGAAGAAGAAAGGTGCAATCGAGATTGTTGACAACTTCATTAGTCAGTTTGGAGAAGATTACCAAAAAGCGTTTGATGCCATATTTGTAAAAGGAACAGATCCTAAAGATTATTTTGGCGTATATAACAATGTAGTGAGCTTTGCTGAATTGGATTTGTCAGTTGAAGACAACCAAGTTAGAGTTATCAAACAAGCCTTGACAGATCAAGGATTCGATAATGAAGATGTCACTACAGAAATTGAAAGACTTAGAAACTACGGTGATTTAGAAACAGTTGCTAGCAAGCATCACAAAGTGCTTGTTAAGAAGGAAGCAGCAAAGTTGCAACAGATGGAGCAACAAGCTGAACAACAACTTCAGCAGAAAGCAATGGTTCGAAATCAGTATATTCAAAACGTTCAGTCTGTCCTACAAGACAAATTGAAAACAAAGGAGTTTGATGGAATTCCATTAAACCCCAAATTGGCATCAGAACTACAAGACTTCCTTTTGGTAGACAAGTACAAAACTCCTTCAGGTGAAACCCTGACAGATTTTGACAAGACTATCCTGGAACTTAAGAGACCTGAGAACCACGCTATGAAAGTTAAGCTGGGACTTCTTCTTAAGATTTTAGAAAAAGATCCTACGTTATCTACCATCCAAAGAACAGGAGTGACTAAGAAGTCAACCCAGTTGTTTGAGGAAGTTGCAAGACAGACCAGTAAAAAACCTGGTTCTGGTGGCAATCCTGGAAAAGCGAACTCATGGTTCTTATAAATTAAATAAAACAAAGTAAAAAACAATGGCAATTCAAACAATCCCAGGTTTAACTGGCTTTACCTATGCCCGTATTGCGTCAATGGACAAGCGTGCTGTAGGAAAGCTAACTGATTCAAATCACTTGGAGTCGTTTCACTCCACTGAGCCAGCTGACTATGACAAGAAGATCATCTCCTTGTACACTCAGAGCTCATTGTACAGCAACGACTTCCTTGATATGATCAACAAGTCCACTCCTTATTACATCGACAACAACAGCGATTCTTGGAAGTGGGACGTTCAAGTTCCTTACAAATTCCCTAAAATCATCGACATCCCTAGCTCTACTGCTGAGTTGAGCAAGCCAGGTATTGATGGCCAGGAGTTTCAGGTGGTATTGGACACTAACGAATTCTCTAAGAACGCTATCGTTTCTGTAGGTTCTCGTCAGTATGGTCCAAGATGGTACGCTGTAAAAGATCCAGTTCCTTGGAATGCAGGTTTCCTTTACACTTTCACATTGGTGTCTGATAACCCAATTTTGGATTTCGTAAGCTCTACATTCTTGCAAATTGGTATCGAACTAGAACTAGTTGATGCTGCAATTGGTGAATTTGATCAGGACCTTCTTGGTTTACCAAGACTTGGTGAGAAAATCACTATGTTCGAATCTCTTGGTTCTGGATATGGTTTTGAGCACCAAGTTACTGCATGGGCTGATGATAAGACTATGCGTGATGCTTCTGGTAAACCTCTTGATATCTTGGTGTATGCTCCTCAGCGTAGAAACCAACTTCCTTTAACTCGTAATGATGTTAAGTGGGAGCCATTCGTAGAATTCATGTTGAGAAAAGCAATGCTTGAACTTAAGGTGAAGCGAATGATCTGGTCTAAGCCAGGCACTGTAAAAACTAATGGATCTAAGCAAGAATTGAAGCGTGTGTCTGCTGGTGTTTACCACAGAATGCGTAACAATGGTAACTTGGTACAATACAACCGTGGAGAATTCTCCGCAAACCTTATCCGTTCCGTATTTGGAGACTTGTTCTACAGACGTGTGGATGTTAAGGATAGAAGAGTTAAAATGTACACTAACGAAGCTGGCTTCGATGTGTTCCAGCAGGCTCTTAAAACAGATGCTTTGAACTCTGGTCTTACTTTCATGGCAGATAGCGGTAACCGTTACATGCAAGGAGAAGGACAGCACATCACTTACAACTTTGCATTCGATGCAATGGTAACTCGTGAGACTGGTCGTGTTGAACTTATCCACTTGAAAGAACTTGATCTTCCTCAATCCAACTTGGAATTTGGACAGAACAAGAAGTCCACTCCTGTGTTCATGGTATTTGACGTATCTCCAATGTCTGATGGCTCTATGGTCAACAACATCCGTGAAGTACGTATGAAGGGTGCTCCTTCCATGACTTGGGGTTACATTGATGGACGTAGACACCACTTAGGCTTTGCTAAGTCTCAGGGTATGTCTTCTGCCAACAAATTCCCAGGCTATGAAATCTGGATGCAAGATCGTTGCGATGTATTCATCGAAGACTTGTCACGAACTGTTCTCATCGAAGAAATTCCACAGTTCTAATATAAAATCTCCCCTCGTGTCAATCATGAGGGGAGTTTTATTCCTCTTTAAAACAGAGTGTGGGTCAGTGAGCCTAGCCATTTGATTGGTGCACTCTGCAAAACAAACCAATAATAATCAAATAACTACGTAATGGGTAAATTAGGGAAAATCTCCACGATTAAGAAGGAGTACAACAGTTCTGGCATGCAAACTATGCAAGGAGGATTATCACAAAGAGGACTATCAAGAATTCCAGGAACTGGAGTTTTTAAATATCCTTACAAGGAACTTGATGGAAGATACAGAACAGGCTTAGATGCTGATGCTGCTTACATCAAAAGAATTGCTGATCCTACAGAGCGTGAGCTAGAAATTGAGCGTGTAACAGAATTAAGAGAGAAGCTTGAGAATGCTCTAGGAGGAATAGATCTTGGACCAAGAGCTATTTTCTGGAACTACGGTTTATCAAAGTCTACAGACGACACTACTCATGTGCAAACTGTAAAACTTCTTGATGGTGATAACTATTTTGATTTAACAGTGCCTTTTCAAGAACTTGCTTTCTCTTGGTTGAGAGTTCATCCAACAGTTGCTAGTTCTTACCAAGCATGGGAAAGAGGTGACTATCCAGCAGATACACAATTCTACGTTGTAGATGACGATATCGAAAATGCTGTAATCTTCAAGAAGAAGCAATTGATCAACAAGGCAATCTCCAAGTTTGATACAATGACTCCTGAGAAGAAAAGAAAAGTTGCAAGACTTTTAGGACTTCCAGTTACAGAAGATTCCAAAGAAGATTTTGTATATAATCAAGTGGATAATATTCTCAAGCAGACTGAATTCAAAGCTGGTAAATACCAAGGATTGTCAACAATCGAAGTGTTTAACAGATTTGCAGACATGAAGGAAAATTTACTCCATATCAAAGATTTGGTTAAGCAAGCTATTGCACATTCAGTTTACAGAGTTAAGTCCAGTGGACGTGTCTTTGAAGGTGAATTTGAACTAGCAAAAGATGAAGAAGAGTTGGTGAAGTTCTTAGCTAATGATGATAATCAAGACGAACTAATCACTCTAGAACAAAAGTTGAAATCTAAGAAACTCGCTTCTGTATGATACCTGTAGATAGTTTATTATATAAAATTGATCAAAAACTAAATAAACTATCAACTAATGAGCATCAGCAGATTCAACTAGAAGATAAGATTCTTGCGCTTAACGAAGCGCAAATAAAGCTCATCAAACAAAAGGTTGATGGATTTAGTGTTGTTAGTGGTATGGGGTTGGACTCTTTTAAAAAGCGTTACGAGGACCTACAAAGACTTGTAATTAATTACAATGTTGGCGTGTTAAATCTCCATCTCAAAAACCAAACATTAAATCAATGGGCAGCTGATATTGATTTACTTGATCCAAAGTACATGTTCTACATTGACAGTTATGTTTTAGCTGACAAGGGCGTGTGTAAGGATCGACAAATCTGGATAAATAAAGATTTGGCAAAACATGGTGATTTGCAGTTCTTATTGAACAACATTCATTATAAGCCATCTTTTGAATATCAAGAAACATTTAATTTTATCTCTTCAGATGAAATTAGTATATTCACTGACGGAACGTTCACTCCAAGTGCGATATACATTTCGTACATGAGATACCCCATCTACATTGATAAGACAGGCTACATCAGATTTGATGGTCAACCCTCAACAGACGTTGATTGTGAACTTGAAGCTTATCTGGAAGACGAGTTAGTAGATTTAACTGTCCAGAACTTAGCAATGTATACAGAGAATGCATCTGCGGTACAGAGTGCCCAGTTCAGAATACAAACAAATGAATAAATAAACTTAACAAACAAACAAAAAAATGGCTGATTTCTCGTTAACCACCCTTTTTGTAGTTCCAGTAGGGCAAACTGCGCTCCCTAGCACTGGTTCTACTCAGGATCTAACCGCTGGTCAAGTTGGTTTCTTCAGAAACGATTACAGTGTGGCTACAGCTGGCAATATTGCTGCTGCTCCATACTTCTATGTAGCTCAAGGTAGACAAAACACCTACCTACAAGGCTCTAAGCGTTCTGATAAAATCAAGGGTTGTCCTTCTGGTTCAGGTTGCTCATCTAACGTAACTGAATGGTACAAAGTATCAGGTTGCGGTACTCCTGCTGTCCAAATCACTGATGTGACTAATTGGAACGTACAGTGTGGAGAAGTTGTGACTCTTACTCTAAGAGGTCACTCTAGTTATCTTGACACCTTGTACTTCAACGGTTTCACCCGTTCAGTAACTGTACAAGCTCCTTGCTGTGATTGTGGTGCTGATCCTTGCGCTGATGTTAACACTAATGCATTGATCAACCAGTTCATTTTCCAATTGAACCTTGCAGCTCCTGGTAACAACCCTGACAACATCACATTGTCTGATTTCTATACTTTCGAAAACATAGGTGGAACTATCCTTCGTATTTCTGGTAAGCCTCTTACTAAGTATGGCCAGCCTTGTGATATTGCTGCATTCCCTTGGGAATATGACAGAATGTACTTCCGTACTTTCGTATACCAAGGTCCTGCTACCACTGCTGACTTTATCGTTGCTGACAACTGTGATATCGTAGCTAACCCTGTTGTTGTTCAGAGATCTTCTTACCCAACTGGTACTGCTGAAGAAATTGCTCAGCTTGAGAAGAACTTCTACAGCTATCAGGCTGGTTACTTGAAGCACTTGTACAGAATGAATGGCTACAACGAGAACTTTGAGACTTATGTAAGCACTGGTGTTATTTACAACACTTACTACATCAAGTTCAATCAGTTCGATCGTTCTGCTTATCAGTGGGGTGATTACATCTATGAGGATAGCATGGTGATTGTTGCTGTTCCTAACGCTGCCACTCCAGGTAACGCTGGTATTTCCACTGCTGTTGAAGCTGTTCTTGAAGCTGCTCTTGGTACTGTACTTGATAACAATGCTTGTATCACTACAACTACCACTACTACTTCTACACCTCCAACAACTACTACCACTACTAGTACTTTAATTCCTTAATAGTAGGTAAGTTAAAATTTCTACAACCTATGCCAGAGGGTGAGAGGATTAGTTCTCAAAATCCTCTGGCATTTTATTTATAACTCCCATGCCAACTCTGAATTTAGATATTCTTGTAGTTCCAACATACAGCACACTGACAATGGCTGTAGCTGATGCTTCTACGTATCCAACTACACCACCAAATGTTACATCTCCATCTATTGAGATAAATGTTCCTAACTTTGGGATAGTAAACCTTCCATTTGTTGTTAATACATTGAATGTATTTACAAGTTCTAACTTAGGGATTTCAACACTTGGTAACGATCCACTTCCTGATGGTATCTACTATCTAAAGTATTCAGTGGCCCCAGCAAACGTAAACTTTGTTGAAAGGACCATCATGCGTGTAGAAAGACTTCAAGAGAAGTTTGATGGAGCATTCATGAGACTTGACATGATGGAGTGTGACAGAGCAATTAAGACACAAGCTAAGGTGGAGCTTACAACCATATCATTCTTTATTAATGGAGCTTTAGCAGCTGCAAATAATTGTGCTACAGTTGAAGCAAATAGATTGTATCTTCAAGCTGACAAAATGCTGAACAACTTCTTAAGAAATAACTGTGGATGTTCAGGAAATAATTACGCAACAGTAACAACGTATTACTAATATGGCAAAGTGTTCAAACTGCGGAGCAAGTGTTGGATGTGGATGCAATCTGAAAAATGGAATGTGTGCATATTGTGCACAGAAGAAAAAGGATGAGATTACAGTTGCTCCACCATCAGATAAAAACTAAAAGATATGTTACAACCTAGATTAACATCTTGTCCTGAATGTGTTGATATTCCAACATTATTAGGCGATATTGAATGCAAGATTACAGAAGTTGCAAAGAATCTTTACAACAACACTGTATTCGCATTGAATATGCCTATTCCATATACAACAATGATAGATCTTCTAAACTATAGAAGAATCTTAACATATAAGTATTGTAACCCAGATTACGCTAGTCAATTTAGCGTATGTCAAATAGCTAGTAAAGTAAAACTTCTAAAATATAAATAAATGAGCTGCTCTAATTGCTTTAACGGATGCACAGAAATCATATCTGATCAGTGCGTAAGATATACAGGATTTAATATTCCTGCCCTTGGTATTTCAAATGGCGACACTCTTGCTAATGTTGAATTACAAATTGCAACATTCATAATAGATCTGTCTACTGGTAATGGGATTATTCCTGTTATCAATCCAGCTGATCTTTGCGCATTGGTGAGTGGCTTTCTTCCAGTGTCTGGTGAAATAACACTTAATGATGTTATATCAGCATTGATTCGATCAATTTGCTCTTTAAAAACCAGTGTTACAGCAATTGAATCAACACTCACCACCCTTAATGCCAATTACACAATTGGATGTCTTACAGGTGTAACAGCATCGTCTGATACACATGACATTCTTCAAGCAGCTATTAACAAGCTCTGTGCAACAGCTGTTGATTTAACAGCACTAGAAATTGACGTTGATACAAACTATGTTAAGCTGGCTGACTTAAATGCTCTTATTCAAGCTTATTTGAATAGTATTGCTCCATCTAACTTGTACAAGAACAACATGGTACCATACATTGCTTATGAGTACTATGGTCTTCTTACAGGTTTTGATGTTACAGGAGCAGGTACTGGGCAATTCATAGATGTGTTTTTGTGCAATGGAAGCAATGGTACACCAGACAAG